GTACGTAGTTTATAATTTTCTTGGTCCCTTTTTAACAAGGACCGTCTTTTCAACTCAAGCCAACAAGGTTTTATACCAATATTGCTTATATTTATACCAAACCATATACGCTTATTTTATTATACCGTGTATGCTTATGGTTTTATACCAATATTGCTTATTTAGCTTTGAAATTTAAAACCCACCCCCCCCCCTTTATATTTTATTTATCAAAATTTTCTTATAAAAATTGATAGTTATGACTTAACTCTAAGTTAATCCTCCCCTTTTATAATATTTATTTTATATTTGATTGTTATCATGCAGTCATCTAAATAATTTATTTATTTCAACTATGTGTTTTGCTGTGCACTCCTTTAAGTCAGCAACCCCATAATATTATTTAAAATTTTTATATATTTTATTTAATATCATTTTATTAAGATACAAATAAGTGGAGTTAAATCCACCGTTAGGAGTCCCTGCCTAATGTAAGTCTCAAATATTTACCATTTATTTCATTTACTACGAAATTTATTATGTGTGTAATTCTGATTAATCCCGTTTTAGGGAACGTTTAGTTTAAGTAACACCTCTTTTAATAGCACGTATGAATGTTTTATTTCTGTCTATATTTAGATTAAGATATTGTCTCGCAAACAATTCTTTATTCGAGGTCTGATATTATGAATACTGTTATCTATTTGAAGATAATTTTATTTGATATTATGTTAAGTATGGTAATTACTAACTACCAAATAGGTGATTTAATTCACCACCCCGTTTTCAATGGAACCAGTACAATTTACTACTAAGTCGGGCGAAAACAACTGCGAAAGTTCTGATTCTTCTTTAATTGAATCTAACTATTTCGATATAGTTAATTTATTAGATTCCAAGCATTGTCTTGTTGAATCTTCAAAATTTTATGTTTTAGTGAACTATAATGGTTCTATTATTGTTTGTTTATGTGATGTTAATTGTCGTTTTTTAGAATTTAGTTTATTTTTATATGATAATTATAAAATCGATTATGATTTTGTATTTGAGAGTCCTTTGGAAACATATTATGCTTTTTCTAAAGCTCATATTCAAATTCAATTGACTAATTTTACTCAGGTTAAATTGCGTAAGTGTGGTTTTTTAAGATTATATCGCACTGTATTTCTTGAGGAATATCGTATTGAATCTTATACCAATTCAATTAAAAAATCTTTTTTAACTGATTATTTAAGTCAAATTGAGGAAAGAGTTCATGTACGTAATATGTATGTGCAGTCTCAAGATTTTCATATTTATATGGATCTTTTTTCTAAATTATTATTAAGAAAGTATCCTCATTTAGCAAATCTAACTGAAGCAGATTTTAATGTTATTGCTCAACATATTGACAATATTCGTGAATTATCTCTTCAATTAGTTCTTAGTAAAAATATGTTT